TTCATCAGAACATTTGGCGACTTCCACGAGCTTTCGTCCACTCTGTAGGAAATAACGTCAGCCTTCTGCTGTTTGTAGCCAGATGCGTAAGCGGCTCTCGAGACTGCCAGAGCTTTTGCCTTAGTGTCGAACGGTCCTTGTGAACCCCAGAACCATCCTGACTGTTTCTTTACAAGTGGCATATCAGGACAGGCGATTGAGCAGGAATTCGGTGTGGCGGCACAGCGCGGCGATTTCGTCCACGATGTTTTGCACTTCGCTGGCTTGAGGAAAGCCGGGAGCTTTGCGATTTGCTTCTGTTTCTGCGTAGACGTAGCGAACAAGCGCCAGACCATTTTCCCCCAGAAAAAGTGCCTTTTCGCTGGAAATTATTTTGCCTTTTTCCAGCAGGGTCGCTTCGACAAACGAATCAGCAAGATCAGAGAGTTGATCGTAAAACTTGCCCAGTGCTTTGTGCTGCGAGTAGCTGTCGGTGTTCCAGTGGTGGATGTGGGCGGCTGTCACCCCATGCAACAGGCATACGGCATAGTCGCTGATGATGTCGGACTTGGCTTCATTGATGCTGAATTTCATGATGGCTTTCCTTTATTTCATTGTACCTAAGATGTGCGTCATAGCGTCATGCAGAGTGTTGGTCGGGATTTTGATCCACTTCTCTACGGTGATTTGGATAGCGTTGTCGATGGTTATCGCATCTGCTTTGCGCCATGCAAACTTTCTCTCTGAGCAATCAACAAGAACCAGCATGGCCGACTTGAGCTTTCGGTAGTCTGTAGATTCTTTTTGGTCTACCAACTCCAATGCGTAGGCCATAACAAAAACAGCGTCAGAGATTGGCAAGATGTTTGACCGTGCATCTTCTCCTTCGTCCAGCATCAGAAGCTGAATGCGCTGGTCAACCATGCGCTTCTTCAATTGCTGTGCAGCCACAGCCCTTGCAACAGGGTTTCTGGCTATCTTGCGGTCTTTAAGAACAATCATCTTCGCCAATCATTGTTTTGGTGTTGAACAGGTCTGCATGCATGGGGTATTTGGCTTTCCACAGCCGGGCATAGAAAGCGATGTAGTCGTTGCTGATCTTGAAGTCGCTGCCTGTTGTCAGAATGGCTGTCTCCCACCGAATGCGGTTAATGATGAGCCAATGACTAATCTTTTTTCGGCCACGATTGACAGCATCAAAGCTGAAGCGTTCAAACATCAACCAGACTTGTGGGTTTTTTTGATGCCATTCCCACCATGCTTTCTTTCTTGCAAGGAAGTCTTCATGCAAAGCCCACTTGAGTTCCAAAAGATTGTCTTCTCGGTTCATGGCTTCTCCAATATGATGCGCTCCAGCACATCCATTGACTTGCAAAGGTCTTCGTGAAGGTAGTCGGGCATACGCTCTTTCAGGCTAAATCCCCACGACTCCATCGCGGACAGCAGCTTGATAAGTTTCAGGGCTTCTTCTTTGCTCATGGCTGCTCCTTTAAAAACGTGAAAGTGTATTCGCTGCATCGGGCGCATCGGTACATGTAGTGTGATGGGTGGCGATACGCAAAGTCGATTTGCTTCCAGCGGTGTTTGCAATTCATGCTTCCTCCCACTTCTGCGTGATGCTGCACCAGTAAACACGGCTCATGTCTGCGATAACATGACTCTGCACGATGTCGTCCACTTGTCCACCAAGGCGGTAGTAAGCGCCATGCGTAAGGACGGCATACTCTTCATCATGGCGCAGTTCAATGGTGACTCTGCGACCTCGCTTAAGCGTGGCTATTTCGTCTTTGATGATCTTCATTTCTGCTCCTTTGTAAACCCACGCCACTTTGATCCGGGTAGGTACATGCTTGAGTCCGAAAGTTCGTAAGGCCAATCGCCTTCTCGTGCTGCGCTCTCTACGCTGGAAGCGCAAAGCCGCCAGCCTTTCTTGTCAAAGTATGCGTACTTGTTTGCGAGAGAGTTCGGGGTAGAAACCTCATACACACCAGCACGAACTGGTTTGATTTTTGATGGAAACCACGGTGTCATTCGTTTGCTCATACGCAGCTCCTGATGGTTAAAAGTGTCAGCATCACAATGATGAAGGTCCATGCGATTTTCATGAACGCTCCTTGACCGCATCATTGACTTGCTCAGAATCAAGCTGTGCATACAACATGCTTACTGCACATCTGCGCTTAATGGCTCCGCATTTTTTGCACTCACAAACTTGATGAAGATTTCCGTTGGCATCTCGAATTGCCTTGCTCCAACGACTCCATGTATGCCAACAAAAATCAAACATCTTCGTTCTCCAGCTTGCGTTTTTTCTGTCGCCATATGGCATAGCCACACATCAGACCGTGAACCCATGTGATGCCAAGCATCAGCCATGTGTCTGGGTCAAGCTCTCTCATGTGTTGCTCCTTGCTCGGATGGCGGCGGCTGTACTACGCAAAATGTCTCGTGTAAATGAGTCGGATTCTTCGCCAACTTCCTCACACACCTTCGCACAAGCCTCACGCTCGTCAGCACGGACAAGCTCGGCAAAGCGTTCAAGTCCTCGCGCATATACCGGCCCACCTACCAACCCAGCCTCCCGCGCCATTTCAATTACGGTCTTCATGTGTTCTTCTCCTTGAGTTTGGCTTCGATGGCTCGGACAAATTCAATGCGAGTTCCGCTGTAATCAAGTGCGCTAATCTCCTCATCCGTCAGCCCCACCCATTGCCGCTGTGCTGCGGGTGGGGTGGCAAGTTTTGTATTTGAATCACCCTCGAATATGGGCAGCACCTCGTAATGCACTTCCCAGCTTCGTGCCTTCTTGATGTCGGTTGTTTCGTTTAGGAAATCCGCAGTTCGCCATCCAATCAGTTTGGGCTTTGCCACAGGCTCCTGCACAGGTGCTGGCTCATAGTCCAGCCCCAACTCACGGGCGTTCTCTGCCTTCTTGTCGAGGGCTTGCTCCACTGCACGGCCAGCGTCATAGCCGTAGCGCCACCCCATCTCAACAAGATTGAGATCGGCTTTGGTGTAAAACTCGGTGCGGGGGACGCCATGCTCCAGCACGTTGCCGCTTTTCCACTGCTCAAAGCTGCGGTAGATGTCGATCTTTGGCTCCTGCTGTGCTGGCTGCTCTGCCAGTGCTTCTCGCAGGGCGGTGATAGCTTTTTCATGCGCCACTTCAAAAGCCACAAGACCTTGAATCCGCGCAAGCCTTGATGGGTACTTCCCATACAGTTCTTCAGCGTTACGCGCCTCATGGGACACCAGATCAACGCTGTTTTCCAACGCCTCCAGCGCCAGCTTCATTGCTTCTTTGCTCATCATGTACCCCTTGTGCCCCAGTCAGGCATCTTCTCGTTGGCGGCAAGTGCTTGAAGTTCAATAAACAGTTCGTTTAGTTCATGGCTGCTAAAGGTACGAGCGCAATAGCAACCCCAGAAGTAAGCTGCTTCTTCCCACAGGCATTCTTTGAACAGCCTGTCACGAACAAAAGCGCCGGGGCTGTTTGGCATGTATAGCTTTTCGGGGTTTTCAATCTCTGACCGCATTGCTGCGGCAATTGCTGCGTAGTTCATGTCTGTCCTATCTTGTTTAATGTCCACTCAAGCAGTTCTTGCTGAGTGATGTCATAGTATTCAACAAAACCTTTGCTGCCTAGCCCGTGGAAACCCTTATTGCCACGGTGATGCTCAACGCATAGCGGGATAAGTGTCTTGTAGTCACCTTTGCCCCAACCGCCAGCACGGAGGTGGTGTAGCTCCACAGGACCGGGTTCGTGGTCGCCGTACAAGTAATGGCACAGCGCACAGCCAAGGCTTGCTACGGCCTCCTTATGCTTCTTCTCTTCGCTCTTCATTCATTACCTTGTTAAACCAAGCAACGAACTCCACAGGCTCGTACCAAGAATTTTGTCCACCACCAGTTGATCTGTGCTTGACTTTTGGCTTTGGAGCGTCAGGACGGCGCAAGCAGCCACGCAAGTAAGCGTCAGTTACGTTGTGCTTTTTGCACAGGTACTCTGACAATTCCCTATAGGTTTTGCAAGGTTTGTGAATGCGACCTTCGATTTGCCGCTTTCTCAATTGACCAATGGTTTCATCGAACTTCAATCTTCACCCCGTTTGTGTTTGCCCAATACATCAGCCATTCGGTAAAGCTGATGGCTTGTTCTTTGGTGAACCGTCTGCTTTGATGGCCTAGCTGCACGACTCGTTCGCCATCAATGCTTGGCATGATCTTGCTGATGGATGACATCTCTCCACTTTCGTGTGCCCATTGGTCAATCAGAAATCGTTTCCACGACTCTTGCGTCCAGCGGCTACCGTGCAGCATGGCTTGCTTGGCAATCTGACCGATGATGCTGTGGTACAGCTTCTCCTGATCCCGGCTTTTCATGTCAGGTGTCATAGCACCCCAATCATGCGTAAAGCGTCTTCAGGGCCATCAATGCGGTGCAAGCTACCACCAGTCCAATTCCCGAAAAAGTCTTGCTGTAGCCTCGTCAAAGTCTTTTTGGGGCCATCCTTGATTTCAACCAAGTATGTCTGGCCGTTGTAGCCAACCAGCAGGTCAACAGGTAGGCCAATGACCCACACATAAGCGCCAGCGGCTCTAAGTGATGACACCACTTGTGCCTGATTTGCGTCAACTCGGGCTGCGTATCTCATGTTGCGCTGAAAGATTCATTAGTAACCCACACAGGCTTTCTCCATTTGCCATCGTCAAAGAAAGGCTCATGCTCTGAAAACTCACGCTTTGAAGCTTTGACATCATCGCCATCAACTTTCATGTGATAGCAATACCCTGCGACCTTGGCTGTTTGTATTTCAACAGCGTATGGGTCAACAAACTCGTCAATGGTCCAAAACAAGTGTTGCATTGTTTCAGCCATTGCAAAGCCGACCCAACCATTTGGTTCGCCATCTTCCATCACTCGAAAATAATATGCTGTCATGTTGTTTCCTTTGGTTAAGCACTTAAAAAGGTGATTCGCCAGCTTGGTCACGTTGCTGCTTGGCGTACTCACGGATTTGTTTTTGTGTCCAAGGTGTTGGACCTGATGGTGGTGGGAAGGGCCAGTTCATTCCAATTCTCCTGTTTGTAGCTTCTTCATGTAACCGCGAATGCGATCCACACAGCCAGTGCCGTAAATGCGTTCCAAGTATTCGATGCGTTCTTTTGTCAACACGCTTTTTTTCAGCGTTTGATAAGTACACAACAAAACCCTAGCTTCGCTAAGTTCAAGTATGTACCTATCGCTTTGATTTTCTATCGTCTTTCTGCTGTAAGCCACGGTGTTTACCCTTAGTACGGCAATGGGTTGAGTGAAATCAAGCCCCACTTCATCTTTGGGTACTTGCGAACAACTTTTGTCTTTTGCAGACGCTGGAGGGTTGCCCAGACTTGCTTTGTTGTCCAGAACGTAATTTCTTCGATTTCCTTGCTGGACAACTCACCGTGTTCCAACAGGCGTTTAAGTGCGTAGGTTTTTGTCATTTGTACTTTACCTTTAGTTCTTCAAGCATTGCTCTGGCTTTAGCTTTTGCGGCCTCTGTAGACGCGATTTCGGCTTGTGTACGCTGCTTTGTAATTTGAGGAACAGGTTTGACAGGAATTTCAGGTCCAGCATTGCAAAGGTTTCGGAACTTAATTGCGCTTGGGACAAAGTTGCCATCAAGGTTATCAATGGCAAAGTCCATGCTTGGCCTGTAAGTCAAAAAGTTGCCAAGTTGCTTCTTCCACTCTTGCCGAACAAGTTGAGGATCAACCTCGTCAAAGTGTCTAGCAAACGAAGAGCCAAAAATGGCCATCATTCGGCCAAAGATGTAATCAAGCCCGTCATCAGGCTTGCAAAAATCAGTTTCCAAGTAAGCGGACATTGTTGTCACCTCCAATAAGGCCACGGGTAAGGCCAGAAATGACCTTCTTGTTCATTTGACCAGTCTTGCTCATGCTCTGTTGGTCAGGCTTAATCCACTCAGCTTTCAGCCCTTGTGATCCTCGGGTGCACCACTCAACCAAAAACTGCTGAAGAGTCCAACCAATCTTTGCGGCTTCCTCTCTTGCTCCTTCAATGGCTGTCTCAGAAATGGTTGTACCTTTGCGCTTCCTAAGGGCAACCCAATCATCCCAAACTTGCTGATTTACATCTTCAGGACGAGGCGCGACAGCGCTTACCTTCTTCCTTTCCTTTTCCACTTCCTTTCCATTCCCTTCCTTTCCAGTAGGTAGGACTACGGTAGTAGTGTGGGAGTCTTGTAGTAATTCACATAAGTCCTTGATTTTGCTAGGAGTTTTCTTGTTTATGACCTGATGCTTCTCAAAGTTTGCAACTTTTCCATAAGTCTTTCCATCAGACCCAGAAAACACTTCTATATAACCTATACATGACAACTCCCGTAGTAGTTCGGTAGTCTTCCTCAACAAGTTCCGTAATGGAAATACATCGGATTCAACCAATTTTGGATTGGCATTGAAATACCCTTCATCATCGCAATGGTTCAGCAAACCTATTGCAAGCAAGGCAGCTTCAGCAGATACGCCAGCCAAAAGCTCATCACGCCAAAAATCAGGCTTAATCGTCCTAATCCGTGCCATACAAATCTCCAATAAAAAACCCCTGAAAGCTGGTGGGACTAGCACCAGACCTTCAGGGGTCAGCCTTTGACGGCTTAGATGTATCTGTGCCTAGTCCGCACAACATCTAAACCGTCTGACTAAACTATACCACCAATCAAGCGCGGCTGTAAATGGTGATGGGCTTGTTCTGGTGGTACTTCTGGGTTGACCGTGCCAACTCCATCTTGTCGAACAGGCTTTTCTTGATTAACGACAGGTCAAAAGCGTTGCCCTTGGACTTGGGTGTGCCGTCTTCCCATGTGTCGCTGACGATGATTTCTGGCTCGACAAGGATGACTGGCTTGAGCTTTTTGTCTGTGATCTTGTAGTAGTGGTTGTATTTATTGGTTTTCCCTTTACGCTTTTTTTCATGCAGTTCAATCAATCCATCTTGCAGCAAAGCATTTTTGACTGTTGCAGGTGAAGTGCCAAACCTTGAAGACATCCTGTTGGCGATCTTGCGATGGCTCACTGGCCCTTCAGCAAGGCAGTTCAGATAGAACTGTTTTTCTTGTAGCATATTTCAACTTCTTTCTTTGCGAGTAATTCAATGGCTTTGCACAGCACCCCAATTGATGCTGCGTCAAAGTCGCCGGGGTCAAAAGTATATTTCCGAATGGATTGCAGTGCGTCTATGCAAAGCTCCCAAGCGGCATCTATTTCGTGTTGGTCTGGTGTTTTCATTCGGCAGAGATTATCATCGTTGACCTGCTTGTATATAGGGGTTTGTCCTAGTTAATTTTTCTTGTTGGCTGGATTACAGTGGAGGCTCAACAAGACAGGAGTTCAAATGAACATTTCACTTTTACGCCACGCACGGCGACTGTTTCAGACTTATGATGCACCCCCTGCTGTGATTCGCAGCTACCAGCGCAAGTGGGCACGATCTGTCCATCAGCTTGGCTCCAACTGGCTTCTGGCTCAACCCATTACGAGAGTGCAATGATGGCGGCAATATTTGGTTTTGCTTGCATTTTTGCATGGTTCACACACATCTTCACTTGCTTTGCAGAAGGCTTGTGGGGTTTTTTAATTGCTGGCGCATTGCTGTTTCCAATTGGAATCTTGCACGGCTTTTACCTTTGGTTTAGATAAGGTGTTCAGCCGACCTGTAACGGCTGTTTTTTTTGGAGAATGAAAATGGGCTTTGTAGCTTCTGATAGTGGTGGTGGTAACTTCAAACGTGTGCCTTCTGGCGTTCATGTTGGTCGTTGCTATTCGTTGATTGACCTTGGCACACAGTTGTCTTCTGGTCAGTACGGCGAGAAATTGCAGCACAAAATTCGTGTTGCTTGGGAGTTGTTTGGCGAGGATGAAGAGGGCAAGCCTTTGACCGTTGAGTTTGACGGCAAAGAGATGCCCATGACCATCAGCAAGTCATACACGTTGTCACTCAGCGAGAAGGCATCGCTGCGTAAAGACTTGCAATCGTGGCGTGGACGTGAGTTTACGGATGAAGAGGCCAAAGGCTTTGACATCAGCAAGCTGATTGGTGCGTACTGCATGGTCAACGTGACAACAAGCGAAACCAATGGCAAGACGTACAGCAACGTGGCAAACCTGACTCCGTTGCCGACAGCACTGAAGGCCAGCAAGCCAGCACCAGTCCATGAGACTGTGATGTTTGACTTGGACAATCCTGATTGGGCTTTGTTTGACAGCTTCCACGACAAGCTTAAAGATGCGATCAAGCGCAGCCCAGAGTTCGCACAAGCAGCAGGTCATTCAGTCGGCCAAGATCAGCAATCTGACGAACCTGATTTCTGACCATGACCAGTCTCTACGAACTTGCAACATCGTTTCGCGAACAGCTTGACGAATTGTTTGACCCTGAGACTGGCGAGGCACTGCCAGCGTTTGACGAGTTCCGAGTCATGCTCGGCAACAAAGCAAACGCTGTCGCTGCCTACGTCCTGAACTGCGAGTCAGATGCTGAACAGGCCAAGAACGCTATCAAACGCATCAAAGCCTTGCAAACAGCCTACGAGCGAAAAGCAGAGAAGTTGAGGGATTACCTTGCCGAGAACATGAAAACGGCTGGAATCCACGAAATAAAGGCTGCTGACGGGTCTTTCATTGTCAAGCTGTATGTTGACCGCGATGAATCCGTTGTGATTGAGGAGGGCGCAAAGTTCCCTGCTGAATTGTGCGGCGACCCCAAGCCTCCAGAACCAAGCAAAACCAAGATCAAGGCAGCGATCCTTGCTGGTGAGCCTGTTGCTGGAGCCTACATTGTTCGCAAGGACAGGTTGACCATCAAATGATTTCGGGCCGCAAAAGCGGATGCTGTGAAAAGGAAATGAGGCGCTGTCCTCTATGACAGCCACAGACGCAGCGAGTAGCGGCCCACCCTTTTTACGGAAGAAGTTTTATGAACACAATTACCATCACCGTGGCCGGAGAAGAGCTGGAAAATTTGAATATTGAGCTGACATCAGAAGAAGTTGCAGCTCTTTACAAGTTACGCAAAGAAAATGTGATTCGTGTCGGTGACTTAGAAAAAAAACTGGCCGAAAAAGAAAACAGTCTTAAATACGCAACCGAAGGCCGCGCAGAGGCGCAAAACGAACTTTCTCAAGCACACACCTTGCTGTCTGCTTTGGGCATTGCCGAGAAGACCAATGAAGAGGAAAGCTATTACCGCAAGCCTTTGTCGGTCAGCACTCGCATTGCCTTATACATTGCTCACACCAAATAAAGTATTTAATTGCCCACCCTTTTTTAACCACAGGAGAAGATATGTCTCGCATTTACATCGTTGGCTACGGCCAAGAAACCCGCCTTATCCGCGCCAACACTCGCGCACAAGCCTTGCACCACGTTGCTCAAGGAGTCATCAAGGTCCAAGTTCCAACACAAGATCAGTTGATTGATCTTATTTCCAAAGGCGGCTCTGTTGAGACTGCGCTGCGCCAAGAGCAATACAGCCTTGCACTGGAGCAAGCATGAGCTACGCAGACGTTGAGATGAAAATCATCCAGTGGGCTGAAGCTCGGAAGATCATTCCAAACAGCACACCTGACACGCAGTTGCTCAAGGCTATGTCTGAGCTTGGCGAACTGGCTGATGCAACCATCAAAAAGGACCGTGAAGGCATCGTTGACGGCGTTGGTGATGTGATGGTCTGCCTTATCAATTACTGCGCCCTGCAAGACATCAATTTGGTGACCTGCATGGAACAGGCTTATGCCGAAATCAAGCACCGCAAGGGCACACTGATGCCGAATGGCGTGTTCGTCAAGGAGTCATAATGCTTTGCAACTCTTGTGAAACAGCAGCACAGTGCTACAACACTGGTCCGATTTGCCAGAAACCAACCATCCGTGTTTCTGCGCTCGACAAGCAGGTATCGGGCAACCACTACAAGGACAAAGGCATCCAGCCTATCGTCTACATCCATGCAAACGATCTAGGCTTTTGTGAAGGCAACGTAGTGAAATACGTCACCCGTCATAAATCCAAAGCCGGGAAAGATGATATACTTAAAGCGATTCATTATCTTGAATTGCTTTTGGAGCTTGAGTATGGTCAAACTAATGAGCAAGTGTTGCACAAGGTGCAAAAGTGACAAGTCATTGTTTGATTTCTCAGATCATCCCGGCTTGCTTGATGGAAAGCAGTCTCAATGCAAAGATTGTTTTGCAGAAAGAGCGAGGCTAAAAAGAGTTGGCAAGCCATGCATTTCTTGTGGAAACCCAAAAGAACAGGGAGTCTCAAGAGGCGCAAGGCTTTGCCTTTCTTGCTCCGCTACGTGTTTTGAATGCAAAATAAATCCACGTAGAAAGCAGCATCGGCTATGCAAAGAATGTCAGGCAAAAAGAGATAAGCAAAATAATAGCCTTCCTAAGAATCAACATAAAAATAGGATTTCTAGGATTGCGACAATTTACAAAGTCACAAAAGATGTGGCCGAAAAACTAGCCAGCGAAACAAATTGCTTTGTTTGTGAAAAAGAATTTAGCGACCCTAGAGATCGACACATAGATCATTGTCACAAGACCGACAAAGTTAGAGGCGTTCTTTGCTTTAACTGCAATGCATCACTTGGTCATGTGAATGACAATCAAACTAGGCTTGCAAAGCTGATCGAATATTTAGCAAAGCATCAGAATGGCGCTTCTGACATCCGCAAGGCCATTCACTACCTAGAGTTGCTGCTGGAATTGCAGTATCAAGACAAGACTTCCAGAACGTGATTGATGTGCTTGATG